TGCGGTGCTACGAAAAGTGTACTCTGGAATCGTAACCAGAACTAATTCAAGGAGAATATATGGCCTTTAAAAAAGGAGAGTCTGGTAACCCAAACGGAAGACCAAAGAAGTCTAGCGTATTGGATAAACCAACTAATCGTGATTTGAAAGAGCGTGAATTAATCATGCTTCTTAGAAAAATAAAGCCTCACGTAGCTAAAGCAATCTCACAAGCTGCAGATATCATGCAGAACAAAGAAGCTAGTCATCAAAACCAATTGAAGGCTGCAACTATACTATTAGATAATTACCGCAGACTTACATTAGATGTTTATGATGGTGAAGATGCTGATGATACAGAAGGTACTGAAATTCAACAACATAATGCACCGCTTTTTTCACTTACCGTAATCGATAATGAGAAAGCTGCCTAAAGGATTTAAATGAGTGAACAAGTAGTTATTGGACCCGCTAGTAAAAAGCAAGAATTATTCCTAAACAGTGATGCAACGATTACGTTGGCTGGTGGAGCTGCGGGTTCAGGTAAGACCTATACTTCTTTACTCATTGCGCTGCGATTTATGCAGCATCCTAGAGCCACGGGAGTTATTTTCCGTAGAACATCAAAGATGTTAACGGCACCGGGTTCCATCTGGCAAGAAGCCTGTAGCCTCTACAGCGCGTTATTTCCCAACTTACGTATCCGCAGTAGGGAACTTGAAATTATCTTCCCAAATGGAGCATTGCTCAAGTTCTCGCACATGCAACACGCCTCTAACATGTATGACCATAAAGGTGGTCAGTACAGTTTAGTAATTTTTGACGAAGCAACAGACTTTGAAGAAGAAATGGTTGTCTATCTATTATCACGTATGCGAAATGCGTATGTTAATTATAGACCTCAAATGTTCTTGATGACTAACCCTGATTATAATAGTTTCTTACGTGGTTGGTTAGAAGATTACTATCTCGATCTTCAAACAGGTATTCCTTTACCAGAAAAAACTGGACATAAAAGATTCTTCTTTCGCCAAGGCAACTCAATGTTGTGGTATAATAGCTTGGATGAAGCAGAAGCTGTACATGGAAGCGGAAACGAATCTGGTATTAGCTCATTTACCTTCATTGGTGCTACTTGTCGAGATAATCCACCATTATTAAAAGCACAGCCTGATTACATTAGTAGATTAATGTCCTTACCTCGTGTTGAAAGAGAACGTCTATTAGATGGCTCTTGGTTTGCTCGTCAAGAATCTGCAGGTTTATTCAAAAGAGAATGGTGTGGTTTAGTTGACTTTCCAAACGGAAGAGCTAAACAACGCATTAGAGCATGGGACTTTGCTTTCAGTAAACCATCCGAACAATATCCAAATCCAGACTGGTCAAGAGGTGTTTTAATCTCAAAAGATGACGCTAAGGTATATACGGTTGAAGATGTAGTTTCACTCAGAGATAGAGTACACGAAGTAGAAAAGCTTGTTTTCGATACAGCTAGACACGATGGACAAGGTGTTATCATTTCAATCCCATTAGATCCCGCTGCAGCTGCTGGCGCTTACGCTAAAGATTTACAACGTAAATTAGCTGAAATGGGATTTGTTTGTAGACTAACTAAACCTGTCAAATCCAAGATTACTCGTTTTGCTCCTTTCTCAAGTATAGCACAAGCAGGATTTGTGAATGTAGTTAAAGCAAATTGGAATAAAGATTTCTTTGATGAATTGGAAGTCTTCGATGGTGACCCAAAGAAGAAAGATGACCAAGTTGACTGTTGTAGCGATTGTATGCTGCTTTTAAATAAAGATACTGTATTACCAATATTTTCATTACCTGACCTGACAGGTTCAAATCCTTTTGATAGCATGCCTAGTCATAGCCTATCAATGCCACAATTCACAACTATCGGATTTAATTAAGGAGCCTATAAATGGCACGACCAAAGAAACAAGAGACAATTGCTAAAGCCACTATGGGTGATGTTCCTGACAGATTTAAATTAGCTGAAGCTGGTTATTTAGGTTTGAATATCTACGCTGGCTTAAGTGAAGATGAAATTAAAAAGGAATTAAACTTTCCAGCTAGTATTAAAACATACAAGCAAATGTCATATCATTCAACCGTTAACTCTGCCTTAACTTTATTTGATAATTTAGTAGGTAAAGCAGATTGGAAATTTAAAGCGCCAGCTGATGCTACTGAAGTTGAATTAAATCAAGCGAAAATCATCAATGAAATGATGACGGACATGGACGGTCAAACATGGTCTGACTTCGTAAGTGAAGCACTCAGTTGTAATGTATTTGGATTCTCAGTACATGAGAAAGTATACCGTAGACGTTTGAAGTCTAACGGATCTAAGTATAATGACGGTATTATTGGTTGGAAAAAGTTACCAATTAGAAATCAAGAAACAATCCAACGCTTTGTATTCACAGATGATGGTAACGAAGTTATTGGTGTACGTCAAGATTTGACACAAGTTGCAGATCCTTATAATAGATATTCAAAACGTACAGATAACGTAGTTGTATTACCACGTAGTAAGATTATGTTATTCAGAGCTGGTAAGCACAAGGGTGACCCATACGGTAAATCACCTCTACGTGACGCTTACTTAGCTTGGCGATTCCTTTCTGTTATCGAAGAGATCGAAGCTAACGGTGTTGCTAAAGACTTAGCTGGTTTACCAGTTCTAAAGCTACCACCTCAATATCTAGCATCCGATGCCTCTCCTGAGCAAAAATCTATTCGTGCTTATTACGAGAACGTAATGCGTAACTTGCAAATGAATCAGCAATCAGCTTTGATTCTACCACAAGCTTATGATCAAGATACTCGTCAACCGTTATTTAGTTTAGAATTACTAAGTCTCAACGGTAGCAAAGCAATGGATACCAGTAAGATTAAAGAATACTATAAAAATCTAATTCTTACTTCATTATTTGCCGACTTATTAGTAATGGGTCAAACTGGCGGTGGTTCTTTCGCGTTAGGTCAGATTAAGAGTTCATTATCAGGTAATGCTGCAGAAGCAATGCTCAAGAAGATTATGCAAGTAATCAACGATGACTTAATTCGCCAAACATACGAATTGAATGGTTGGGATACTTCTCGCATGGGAACTATGGATTTTGACAATGTTCAAACTGAAGATCTAGAATCATTCAGTAAAGCAATCCAACGTTACGCAAGTACTGGTATGCTTGAAATTGATCGCCCTGTTCTTAATAGAGTTCGTGAATCAGTTGGTATCGATGGTCTTTCAGATGATGAAGAACCTCGAACAGATTTAATGCCAGATAATACTTCTCGAAGTGGTGATGGTATGGCTACAGCTGGTGAAGGTACTTCTACAAACCCATCTGGTGCGGATACATCAAGTAATAATTTAGAAAACGCAGGGTAATATGCCATATTCAAAATCAAATCCACCACAATGGGCTAGTAAAAAATCAGATGCTGTTCAAGAAGTAGCAATTCGAGTTTTTAATCAAACTTTGAAAGATACTGGTTCTGAAGAGAAGGCACGTATCGCTTCTTTAGCAGCAATGAAGAATGCAGAGGAATCCTTTAAAAAGGGTAAAGTTAAGAAGTCTGTAGAAGATATTCTAAAATCTAAATACGAATAAGGATAACCCATGCATTGGAGTGAATTAAACTTACCTGTCTCCATGCAGGGGAAATCTGCAGAGCTTAAAAAGATATTTATTACAGCTGCTAATAATAATTTTATAAAAACTCAAGATATTAGTTCAGCATTATTTGCGGGTACAAAAGCAGTAAGTATTGCTGAACTTAAAAATGCTCCTAAGAAAGTAAAAGCTCCTAAAGTACCTTCTCATGTGCAAGCTATCAGAGACTTGAGTGCTGGATCTTTTGACTTAGCAAAAGCAAATGATACTTTAGATATTAATCCAACTAGATCTATTACGAGTGCCAATTTTAATTCAGATGGACAATTAATCCTATTATTTAATGATGGGCATAAGATTGTAACCGCACAGTCTGGATTTAAAGAATATATCGAACAGCATATTACTGTTGCTCCAAATACTCAAATAATATCATCTGATGATAGTATATTAATTGATCAAGAAAATCAAGTATTCGATTTAATTACTGGTCCAGTAATCAATACATTAGATCATTTGGATTTTAATCAAGCTACCACATCTGCTGGCGCTGTTGCTAGACTAAGATGGAATGATGTAGACGGTACTCTGGAGTTTGGTTTAAAGGGTGGGAATGTAACCTTACAGATTGGTCAAGAGCAAGTTGTTCATATTTTAAATAATACTACAGCTGCTTTTACAGATCTTCAAGTTCTTAGAATTACAGGGGCTTCTGGTCAGAGAATGACAGGAGCTTTGGCACAGGCTAATAGCGAATTAAATTCAGCTTCTACATTTGCTGTGGTAACTGAACCTATTGCTAAAAACCAAACTGGATTTGCAACTATTAATGGTTTAGTTAGGGATGTAAATACTTCAGCATTCAACGAAGGTGATATTCTCTATTTATCTCCTACTGTAGCAGGTGGCATTACTAATATTAAACCTTCAGCACCTAGTCATCTTGTACAAGTTGGTTGGTGTGTTAGAAAGAATGCAAATAATGGTATTATCTATGTTAACGTACAAAATGGTTATGAACTAGAAGAAATCCATAATGTAAAAATAAATGGCATTGCAAATGGTCATGTTTTAACTTGGAATTCTACAACTTCATTATGGGAAAATAAACCGCCTACTGGTAGTACATCAAATACTCTTACTCATTTTGTAAAGATAAATACAGTAGCAAATACCGCATACGTTATCGAACATAATCTTGGTTTAGTTGATAAAGATGCGTTTACTATAAATACTATGCTTTCTGGCTCTCAAGTCCAAACAGCTGTTTCTTCTATAGATACTAACTCGATTTCAGTTACTACTTCAGTAAATACCACAGATCTTGCTATTACTATCATAGGAGTTAAATCATGAGTTATCGCTTACTAACCCCTATCCAGATACCAGATATAGCAGATGACGGTATTATTCCTCCAGAAGGATTTACTAAATTATATACTCATAATGGAAAACTAATAATCAAATTCCATGATGGTAGTATTAAAGAATTGGATTCAGTCGGTACTTTAGGCCAACGCGATGTAATTATTTCCCAAGATGATCCAGATGTTAATCAGGGTGTAAACGGAGATATTTGGATAAAGTACTAAGATCATGAAGCTAATTAAGATTGATGATTACTGGTCAACCTCAACGCCATCTATAAAAATTAACTCAACATGGGTTCCTGCAACCGATGTATACATTAAAAAAGATGGCGTTTGGGTAAAGACCTATGATGCTGGTATTAGAAACTGGCATGAGTATTTTTATAGATTTACGGGTGATATTTTAACTTGGTATGACTATTTCTTCGAATTAGGCTTCAAGTAATGAAAATTACACTTGATTTTTTAGTAAAAATGTGATATAATTATGTTTATATGTCAATATAAGAGGTGCTTATGCAAACAGTAAATAAAGCTAAGAGCTATAAAGTCACCGAAGCTATGAAGAATAACGCTAGACGAGGTTTAGCATTAAGAGAAAAATGGAATCGTGGTGGACTGAGTAATTCGGAAGCCAGCGATCAAGGTGTAGGCTCTGGAGTACAGAGAGCTTCTGACATTATCTCAGGTTCTTTAAGCCTTGAGAGTGTCAAAAGAATGCATGCTTTTTTTAGCAGACATGAAAAGAATTACAAACCAAAAGAGAAGGCTCCAGACGGTGGACCAAAAGCGGGTGAAATCGCATGGTTACTATGGGGTGGTTCTGCTGGTAGAGCATGGGCTAGAAGTATTTTAAGACAAGAAGATATCTTAAAGTCATATGTTAAAGAAATTACAGATGAAGAGTTAAACTCTGAAGACAGTATTATAGGTGAGAAATTACCAATTACAAAAGCTGTTGATGAAGAATTAAAACAAGCTACTTTTATCGTAATGGTCCCTGACGAGGTAGATGCTCATGGTGATACCACCACAGAAGCTGAAGTTCGCAAAGCCTGTCATAACTTTAATAAATATTCCATGAAAGCTAATCTGTTTCACTTGGTTGAAACAAATACTTTTGAGTTTTGTGAAAGTTATTGCTGCCCTACTGATTTTGTCCTTGGTGATAAATTCGTTAAGAAAGGTACATGGTTAGCCACTGTACAGTCTCTTGATGATGATCTATGGGAATTAATTAAATCAGGCGATATTAACGGTTTAAGTATTGGTGCATTAGCATCAGTCGAAACAATTGAAGAGGAAGAATAATGGCAACACAACGTAAAGCAAAGCGTAAGCTTTCTGATATTAGCTTTGAAAAAGAAGGCGCTCACGTAGCCCTTACAGCTAAATCACAGGGTGGTCCTGCTAATAACCATGATTACGCGCTCGTATTAAAAGCTAATAACTTTAGCGAAGAGTTCGTTCAGAAAATGCAACAAGTCCGTGTAACTATGGAACTGCCAGATTTTCTACGCAAGTTCTTTTCAGTTTATTATGAAGATGCTGAAGTTCTAGCTCGTATGATGGGCTACGAAAAACCAGAAGCAACTGATGAAGTTAAAACTGCAGACTATGAAGATTATATTCAATCTAAATTAGAAGCTTTTGAGATTTTAAAGTCAGCTAATGAATCTGAAAGCCTAGCAGAAGTACTATCTGGCTTAGATGAAACAGAATATCTAGCTATGCTAACCGATCAAGAATTGATTGAAAAAGCATTGGCTAACGTAGAGAAATCTACAACAGAATCCGCACCATCTGCTCCTGCAGAAGGTACTGATACCTCACCCGCATGCGAGGTTATTAAAGAAGAGGTATCTGCCTCTGTTAACAAAGAAGAATTGGAGAAATCTAAGATGGATGAAGATGTAAAAGTCGAAACAGTCGAGAAAGCTCAATTTGAACTAATCCAGAAAGCTTTTGACGAGCAAAAGGTTGAGTTACAAAAAGCACTAGACGCAATTGCATTATTTGAAGCTGAGAAAAAAGAAGCTATCAATAAGGCAAAAACTGAACAAGTTAAAGCTATCGTGAAAGACGAAAGCAAAGTAGAAGCAATCGCAAAGGCTGCTCTATCATTAGAATCTGAAGATGATTTTACAGCATTCTTAGCTGCTATGCAAGCTATGATGACTACTGTTGAAACATCTGAGATGTTTGTTGAAAAGGGTGCTTCAACTACTGAAGAACCTACAATTCAAGAATCTGCTGTGGCGAAATTGCTAAAAGCCAAGCAAGCTACTAAGTAATTTAAATTAAAGGAAAATTAAAATGGCAAATCCATTCGCAACAGAAGCTAAACGTCTATCAAACGTAGTTAAGCAAGAATTATGGTCAGAATCTGGTTATACACGTTTAGTGGTAACCGTAAACGAAGCTGCCGCTAAGTCATACGTACCCGGTACAGTTCTCGGTAAAGTAACCGATGGTGGTAAGTACAAAATTTGTGTACAAACTGCTACTGACGGTTCAGAAGTCGCTGACGCTATCGTTATCGGTGAACAAACAATTGCTGCTACTACTGACACCAAGGTACTCGTCCTTATCAAAGGTCCAGCTATCGTATCAAAGGCTGGTTTAGTATTAGATGCAACTCATAATACTGATGCTGAAAAAGCTGCGATTTACGCTGCTCTCGAAGCTAAGGGTATTAATTGCAACGATGCAATCTAATCTAAATTTCAATAAATAATAAGGAATATATAACATGCAAGTACGCAGTTTTGAAAAACCATTTGAGTTAGTTGACTACACACAAGAACTTCTATTAGTTCCTAATAAGTGGGGTCTAATCAACGAATTAGGCATCTTCTCTAACGAGTCAGTTGCTCAACACTCAGTAACCGTTGAGTCAGCTCAAGGTACTCTCGGCTTAGTAACCGACCAAGTTCGTGGCGCACGTAACACAGTTAACTCTGATGACACTCGCGCATTACGTTCTTTCCCAATCCCTCACTTCCCACTTGATGACGCTATCAAGCCAGAAGATGTACAAGGTAAACGCGCTTACGGTAATGCAGACGCTGCTGAAACCGAAGCTGCTGTTACAGCACGTAAGTTAGAGCGCATCCGTTCTAGCCACGCTATCACTCTTGAAGCTGCTCGTGCATATGCTTTAACCACTGGTGCTATCTACGCTCCAAACGGTACAGTATCTGGTAACTTCTTCACCGATTTCGGCGTTACACAAAAGTCTATCGACTTCGTATTAGGTACTACAACTACCGACTTACTCGCCAAGTCTGAAGAAGGTATTGCTCACATTCAAGACAACATCTTAACTGGTGAAGTCGTAAATGAAGTAATCGTTCTTTGCTCACCAGCATTCTTCGCTAAGTTAATCGCTCACGCTACTGTTAAAGAAGCTTACAAGTATTACACTAGCACACAAGAGCCATTACGTAACCGTTTAGGTTCTGGTTTATATCGCCGTTTCGTACACGGTGGCGTAACATACATTGAATACCGTGGTTCATTCAACGGTACAGCCCTCATCCCTGCTGGCGAAGGCGTAATGTTACCAACAGGTACAGTTGATATGTTCAAGACATACTTCTCACCTGCTAACCGTTTCAGCCACGTAAACACTCTCGGTGAAGAAGCCTACGCTTTCACTTACCGTGATCCAAAAGACGTTGAGATCCAGATCCAAACTGAATCTAACTTCTTGAACTTAATTCGCCGCCCTGCTGCTGTGGTTAAGGTCACAACTTCTAACTAATCATTAGATAAGATTGCCTCCTTAGGGAGGCTTTCTAATGTAGAATCTTAGCAATAGGATTCTATGTTAGGAATTTAATAAAGGAATAAATATGACAGTTGCAAATCTTAGAATCGAATTAGGCGACACTGATACTGCACTGCCTGTTATGTCCGATTCAGAATATCAGTACTTTTTAGACAAAAACTCAGGTTCACTTCGCAGAGCAGCTATGGATGCTGCAAAATCAATTATTTTTAAATTGTCAATGCGTACCGATGAAACTGTTGATATCTTCTCAATCAAAGGTTCAAGCGCATCCAAGAGTTACATGCAAGCTCTCAAGATGTATATCTCTAATCCAGATATGAATCCTGTTTATAATAACGCTATGCCTTACGCTGGTGGTATTAGTTTATCCGATATGAATGCTAATAATGCAAATTCGGATAATAACATTGTTGTAAACCCTTCTGAGACACAAAGTACTTTACCAAATAACTTTTTTGAGGTATAATAATGTCTAATGCATTCTTAGCCTCAACAAAGAAATTAATAGCCTTACATGGCGAGTCAATGAGTTACATTGCTGTAGCCGAGGGCGCTTATAATATTGAATCTGGATCTATTTCAAATACAGAAACAACATATACTGTTACAATGTATAAGAAGCATATTAGTGCAAATCAATATAGTTATCCAAATCTTATTGGTAAAACAGCTGCTATCTTTTATTTAGCAAATGACAATCTTTCATTTACTCCAGCTGTTAGAGATAAGATTACTTTATCTGGTGAAACTTTCACGATTGATTCACTAGTTGAACACCGAGCTAAGGGTCAATTAGTATTATATCGATTAGTTGCAATAAAAGGCTAACTATGAGAATATCATGCAATACAGATGCTCTATTAAAGCAATTGCAAGAATTCCATAAAGATGCTGTAAAGCGCATGGAGAATATGGTTGAAATATTCAGCTATAAAATCGCATGGCAAGCAATTGAAAATACACCATATGGTAATAGTGCTGATTATATAAAATTATATAATGCCCCTAGTCGTTTAAAGTATATGCAACCTCTTGAAGGTTCTGCTAAAGGTGGTTGGGGTATCTGGATGAATAAATACTCCAGAGAAATGGTTCCGTTAAGAGCTGATAGTGAAAACGCAACTAATACTAAAAGTTTTGCCGAACATGATTCTAAGCAATATAAATTAGGTGATACAGTATACGTTGTAAACAGCGTACCTTATGTATCTACCGATGGTTGGTCATATTCTAATTATAAAAATGGCGATCCAGTTAGATCATTGGAAAGCGGTGCATCTGATCAAGCACCTAATGGTATTATGCAACCTACATTAGATTCTATTTTAGGTATTTACCAATTACAATTAAATGAATTTTATAAGGCGACATAATGGCAATCATTGAAGTTAAAAGAGCAGCTGAAAGACACCTTTCTACGCTAACGCCGAATATAGCAACAGGATATGAAGGGGTAACCTTTACACCACCTGTTGGCTTATATCAAAGAGTTCAGTTCAATATACAAACACCAGACGATCCTGTTTTAGGAACTGGTTTTTATCGTGAACGAATCACCATGCAAGTATTTATTGCGGGTGCATTAAACAAGGGAACAGCTGAAGTTATAGCTCGTGCCGAATTAGTCAGAAATCATTTCAACAAGGGTTTGACTCTTCTAGAAAACAATATTAGAATTCATGTCTTGCGTACTCCGCAAATCGCAGGAACCAGTGTTGCGTCTGACAGGCTTGTGTGTCCTGTAATAATTGAATTAGTAGCTGAAGTTTATTCAGCCTAATTAAATGGTTGCTGATTACCTGAATCAGACATTTTGCAAAATGTAAATTAAATAAGGAAAATAACATGACAATTTCAAAAGGTACAGCCAAACAAGTTGGCTACAAAAAAGAAACAACTTTCGGTACAATTGCTGGCAATACCTCTGGTAAATTGCTTCGTAGAGTTACTGCTAACTTCAATTTGATGAAAGAAACTTATGAATCAAACGAGATTCGTACAGATCGTCAAGTAGCTGATTTCCGTCACGGTGTACGCAGTGCTGAAGGTTCTTTAAATGGTGAATTATCTCCTGCAACTTATGCAGATTTCATGGGTTCAGTAGTAGCTCGTGACTTCACTACAGCTCCTACCGTATCTAGCCTTTCAGTAACTATTGCTGAAGATGGTTCATTATACACAATCACTCGTGGTACTGGTTCATTCTTAAGCGATGGTTTCTTAGTCGGTATGATTATCCGTTTAAGCGGTGCTGGTCTTGATGTAGAAAACGTTGGTAAGAACCTCTTAATCGCTTCTATCACAGCTACTGTATTAACAGTTTCTGTAGTTAACGGTACATTATTAGCTGAAGAAGGTCCAATCGCTTCTGTAACAGCTACTGCTACTGGTAAAGTAACTTACGTTCCTTCAACTGGTCACACTGATCAATCTTATACTGTTGAAGAATGGTATTCTGACATTGCTCAATCAGAAGTTTACACTGGTATGAAAGTTAACAGCGTTGCTGTTCAATTACCAGCTACTGGTTTAAGCACAATCGATATCGGCTTTGCTGGTAAAGACTTAACTCAAACAGGTACTTCACAATACTTCAGCTCACCAACTGCACAAAATACAAACGGTATTTTCGCTGCTGTTAACGGTGTGATGTTAGTTCAAGGTCAACCAGTTGCTCTCGTAACCTCTGCCGATTTCACAATCGAACGTGCTACTGAGAATGCTACTGCTGTTGGTTCTAACTCTGTTGCTGATATTTTCACAGGTCGTGTACGTGTTACTGGTAACTTAAGCGTTTACTTCCAAGACGCTACATTCCGTAACTACTTCAAAGATGAAACCGTTGTTAGCTTAGTAATGGCAATGACTACAAGTACTGCAGCTAATGCTGACTTCGTAACATTCACAATTCCTAAAGTTAAATTAGGTAGCTTCAGTAAGGATGACCAAGAGTTAGGTTTAGTTGCTTCTACAAGCTTCCAAGCTCTCTTAAATGATGTAACTACTGCTGGCTTACCAGCAACTACAATTCAAATCCAAGATTCAGCTGTAGCTTAATTTTGATAGAACCCCTTGGTGAAAGCCTTGGGGTTTTTCTTTTGTATATTAGCAATAACATCTTGCTTTTTCTAAGATTTTATGATATAATTGTATTTGTATAGCGGGATAATACCCATTTATTAACATAGTGAAAGGAACTATATGTCATTTGACCTAAACAAGAACAATTTTGCCGATGCTGCTGAAGCAGGTTTCGAGTTCGAACTACTCTTACCCGGTACACAGGAGCCAACAGGCGCATTCATCACTGTACGTGGTGATCAATCTAAGACCGTAAAAGCATACGCTCGTAAAAAATACGCTGAGTTCAAACTACGTGAACAACAAGCTAAACGCCGTGGTAAAGACGTAGATGACATGACCATCGAAGAAGCTGAAGAGCTATCAATCGAAGCTGCTGTAGTGCGTGTAATCGGTTGGAAAGGTATCTCAGAAGGTAAGACAGATATTGCTTTCAGTAAAGAAAATGCAGAACGTATCTTCAAAGAACATCCTTGGATTAAAGATGCTGTAATGGAAGAAGCAAGTCAACTCTTGAACTTTCGTCCAAAGTGAACTAGACCAAGCTGTTGAGTATGCTAAACAAGAATTCGCCTTTGGTCAAAGATCATCTGGCGGTTCTTTAAAAGAGCAACTGCATAATGTTTGGAGACAAACAGGTAAGAAACCAAAAGAGTTGGAAGACATGGTTGAGTTACCTGAAAGTTGCTACTCTGTTTGGAAATGGTTCTTAGATCTTCACAATGCCAGATCCAGTAATGGGTTTGGTGTAAATCCTATAAGTTATACTGAAATTAAATCTTATTTTGATTTGATTGAAATTAAACCAGAGGATTGGGAGCTAGAGCTATTAAAGAAGTTAGATGCATCTGCATTAGCTGCATTTGCAAAACATGCTGAAACAGAGAAACAAAAACAGCAAAAGAAATAAAGATTGCCTCCTTAGTGGAGGCTTTCTTATGTGGATTTATATAAGTCTATATAAGAAAGATTATATCTAGTATATAAATATTGTCCATAACTAGGAGAACCATATGGATTTAGCAGAACTAAGATTTAAGGTTGATACAAAACAACTAGAAGATGCTGCTGTAAAACTTGAAGCGTTAGGTAATGCTGTTCAGAAACTAAACAAACCAATGGCAGACAATGCAACAGCTACTGCCAAAGTTGTTAAGGAACAAGCTAAGGCTGAGGAAGCTGCTGTTAAAGCCGCTGCCGCTGCTGAGAAATTACAAAAGGCTCAAGATAAAAGTACCGAGTCTACTAAAAAATCAATAAGTGTATTAGAAAAGCAGAACTTAATCCTTGAGTATATGGCTCAGGGTAATTCTCGCGGTCAAGCTTCTATCATGGCTACTTATAAAGCAGCTGGTGCATTAGATAGCCAAATGCTTGAGCTAAACAATACATTAAAAACACAACGTACTTTAATCGGTGGTGATCCATTCGATAAGAGTATCGGTTTGATGCAAAAGCTTCAGAATGAGTATAAAACAACTTCAGAAGTAACTGCATTATTTAACCGTAATTTAGGTCTTACTGAAAAGCAAATGACAGATATCGCTCGTGAGAAAGAGCGTCTAATTGCTTTATATAAGATTGAAAATAAAGATATAAAAGGTCTTTCAGCTGAGTATGAAAATCTAATTAGACAAAGTGTTGAAATCAATAACCAAAATGATATTCGCACTAGTTCTATGAAGAACCAGATGAAAGCAATTACTGATACAACAAAAGCTAATGAATACTTAGCTAAAGAATTGTATAGAGTAGATAGTGCTTTAAAAGCAGAAAATCAGACATTATCTTCTGGTACTAATAACGCTCTGCTTCGCTTTGAAAAGGCTTTACAGTCTTCTGGTATGACTGCTGCTGATCAAACAGTTAAGTTAGAAGCGTATCGTCAGAAATTATTACAATTACAAAAAGCTAGTGGTAATCGTCAAGTTGATTACTTGTCTCGTGCTTTAGGTCCACAACTTACTGACATTGGTGTTGGTCTTGCTACAGGTCAAAATCCATTAACAGTTATGATGCAACAAGGTGGTCAATTACGTGATCAATTTGCTTTAGCAGGTGTTGCTGGTAAAGACATGGGTAAAATGCTAGAAGCATCCGCAAAGAGCATGGTATCTAGCATTAAAGATGTAACTGTTGCTGTTGGTGGATTAGTTGTTTCTGTATTAACTAAACCATTTACAATGCCTTTCAAAAGAATGGAAGAAGTAAATGCTATTACTGAAAAACTTAATGATGGGTCTATTTCTCAATTAAGATCAAACAGACTTATTGAAGTTGCAAATGGACGGTTAGCTCAATCTTATATGATGGTTGGTGCAACTGCCACTGCAGCATTTGGTATTTCTTTAATTGTGGCAATTAAAGAAGTCATTGATCAGGAGCGCGAATTAAATAAAGCTGTTAATCTAACTGCTGCTAATATGGGATTAACTCAGAATAGTGCTTTAGAGTTATCAAATAAATTAGGTTCAAGTAAAGGTAATATCGGTTCATATGTAAATGCAATTACTGACATTGGTAAAGCAGGTGGAGTTGCTTCTAAAGATTTAGAAACAGTAGCTAAAACAATTGTTCAAGTAAATAAAGTTACTGGTATTTCTACAACAGAATTAGCTAGTAATTTTAATAAAATTTACGAAAAACCAACTGAAGCACTTATCAAATACGCTAAAGAATTAGGCACAATTGAGGTTAGTTTATTACGACAAGTTCATGCTTATGAATTAGCAGGTAATCAAGCTGCTGCTGCTACATTAGCTACGAATGCATACTCAAAAGCATTAAAAGAATCAGCCGATAGAATCACAAAGGATATGGGATACTTAGAGAAATTCTTTTACGGTATTGGTAGTGCCGCTAAATGGATGTGGGATAAGATTCTTAACATTGGTCGAAAAGGTACTCTTGATGAGCAACTTAATTCTGCTATCGAAAAAATGAAAGAGCTTCAAGCAGCTGGAGGTACAAACGTTGGTCGTAAAGATCGAATGGTTTCTGCTCAAGCTGCTGTAATTGAAGGTATTCTAAAAGAAATAGAAGCTGATAAAGAACTAGGTAAGCAAAAAGCTAAAAATGCAGATGACGCAACTAAATTTGATAAACAAATTAAAGATGCAAAAGGTGCAACTGCTACTTCTCCTAAAGATATAGAATTAGAAGCATTGAAGAAAAAATACTCAGATCAAACTAAATTAGTTGATTCTGAATTCTCTAAAGAGCAAGCATTAAATAAGTCTAACTATGAATTAGGCTTGACTAAGACAGGTCAGTATCTCTCAGAAGAGTTACGATTAATTGAAGAGCAAAACGCTGCCAAAATAGAATTAAACGACAAGTACTTTGTTGATTTAAAAATGGCAAGGGATGCTCAACTCAAGAAAGTGAACGCTGAGTTTGACCGCGCTGCTGGTCACGCTAAAACTCCAGAGGATGCTGCTGCTTTAGATAAGCAACGTAAAGCTAGTATCGAGTCTGTAACAGCTGCTTACGCTAATCTAACGGATGGTGTTCGTGCTAATAACGAAGTCTTGAATGATAAGGCTGTAGAATCAAGTGCTAAAGCAATGGAGCGTTTAGGTGCAATCACCAAAACATCTTTTGAAGCTATCAGTTCTGGTGCTAATATCGGTACTATGTTTGATGGTGCATTAGCTGGCGCAGGTAGATTCATCACAGCGATTGAAGATATCGGTAAAACTCAAGAACGTACAGCTGCTGCTTATGCTGCAAACTTACAATTAAATTCCGCTGATACTGAAAAGTTCGGTGAATTACAAAAACGTATCGCTACAGTTTCTGCTTATGAAACAATCCATTCTTATGGGTCAATGGCTGGTGCGTTAAAAGGTTATGCCAAAGAAGGTAGTAAAACTTATAAAGCTTTAGCGAATGCTGAGAAGGTATTCAGAGCTTTTGAATTAGGTTTAGCTATCAAAACTATGATTGAAAAGACAGGATTATTAACTGCTTTTACTGCCGCAAAACTTACTTCTGATAAAGTTCAAGATGCCAGTACAATTCAATCTGCTGCGATTACTACAACAGCTGCTGTTACCGAAGGTACTGCATTAGCCGCTGTAGGTGTAGCTAACCAAGCCAAGGGTGATCCTTATACAGCTTTCCCACGTATGGCAGCTATGGCAGCTATCATGGCTGCTTTAGGCTTCGCTACTGGTATGTTTGGTGGTGGAGGCGGCGGTGGCGCTCCAACTAACACAGGTACGGGTACAGTATTTGGTGATAGTTCAGCTAAGAGCGAAAGTTTGACTAAGAGCTTAGAGATCTTAAATGATACTGAAATTATGGCTCTTGATTATAGTCAACAAATGGCTAAGAGCTTGTCTAACATCGAATCAAATATTGACGGTTTCACCAACTTATTGATCAGATCTAGCGGTCTATCAAACCTAACAGGTAGTATTAAAACTGGTGCTATGGATAGCACATTAACAAAAGTTGATAAGGTTTTCTACGATGCTATGACCTTTGGTGCTACTAAGTTATTACCTAGTATCATGGGACCAATTAACAATCTATACTCTAAGACAATGAAAGCGTTGTGGGGTAAGAGTGTAAGTATCACAGGTGCTGGTATTACAGGTGGTTCACAAAGTTTAGGCTCAATTGGTAATCAAGGTTTCCAAGGTAGTTACTACGCTAATACTGAAACAAAGAGTAAGTTTCTCGGACTTACTTATGACACTAATAACGGTACTCAAAATTCTGCATTAGATCCAGAAATCGAACGTCAGATTACTAGCATCTTATTAGGTGTCGGTACTGCTGTAAAATCTGGAGCTTTAGCTTTAGGTGAAGATCTAAGTAGAGTAAATAAGAGTATTTCAGATTATGTCGTTTCATTAGGTAATATTGAATTAAAAGGACTTAATGGTGACGAAATTGCTGAGAAGCTAAATAATATTTTCGGAGCCGAAGCGGATAAGATTGCTCAGTCAGTCATGCCGGGTCTTGAGGACTTGCAAAAAGTAGGCGAAGGTTATTTTGAAACATTAACTAGAACTGCTGCTCAATTAGAATATGTTAATTTACAGACAAATCGACTAGGTGCTAACTATGCATTGATTGGATTACAAGGAGCTAAAGCTGCTGATAGTCTAATTAACCTATTTGGTACATTATCTGATTTTGAATCTTCTATCTCTGACTTCTATCAAAACTTCTATACAGAAGAAGAGAGAAATGCAAAGACATTAGACGAGTTAACAAAGTCTTTCTCTAATATGGGAATGACATTACCTAAAACTATTGAAGACTACAGAAGTTTAGTTAATCAACAGAACTTGTATTCAGAATCTGGTCAAGAGACTTATGCAAATCTTATTAAATTAAGTTCAGCATTCTCTACAGTAACAAAAGCTTCTGATGAAGCCGCTGCTGCTGCTAAAGAGCAAGCCGATTCAATGGCTGCTGCTGCACAAGAGGCATTAGATTCAGCTAAAGATTTAATGAGAAGATCTGGAGAATCAATTGCTGATTGGTTAAAGAAATTAACCACAACTTCAATTGTACCAACTCAAACATTATCTAGCACTCGTTCACAATACTTAAAAGACTTAACTCTTTCTCAAGTTGGTGATCAAACTGCTTTAGGTAATCTTACAACTTCTGCACAAAGTTATTTAGATGCTGCAAGATCTGCTTCTACATCTTCATCACAATACAGATTAGCCATTGCTCAAGTTGCAACTCAGGTTGCTGCTTTACCAGCGGTTAAAAGCTGGAATGACGAAGTATTGTTAAAGTTAGATTTGATTGCCACTTATACCAAGGGTACATCAGTAGCTTCCGATGAAACTGCCAAAAATACTTTAGATAGTTATTTACAAGCGATTAAGTCTTTAAATAAGCTTGGTCTAATCAGTGATTATACATCCGATGCTTATATTGAAGCTGTAAAAGCTCAAGGTACATTAGGTTTAATCAACTATAATACTGATGGTACTGAGAATGCTTTAATTAAGAGCTTGACAGAATTAGGTTTAATTAAGTCTGGTACAGATAATACTGCATCAAATACTAATAAGACTGCTACAAGTGCTGATGAGCAAATCAAACAATTGGTTTCCCTACAGAAAGAAGGCATTGGTTCTGTTTATAATGCTATCGCTGGTTCATATAGTTTCTACGATAAGATGAACCTTAACTTAACCGAAATTGGTAAAGTATTAGAAGGTATCCGTACAGCTGGTGGTGGATCTTCATCATCTGGTGGCGGATTCTTTACTAAGGTTGGTGGTGCAGCTGGTTCTGTTATTGATACTGGCGTAAGTACAGTAAAGAAAGCGACTAACTTTGTAAGTAGCTTATTTAGTGATGCTCGTATTAAAGAGAATATCAGTCTATATAAAACTCTTCCAAACGGAATTAACCTATATGACTTTAACTACAAAGCTCCTTATAGTTCTATCCTAGGGACAGATACTAAACGTGGTGTATTAGCTCAAGAAGTTGAGAAGATGTACCCAAGTGCTGTATCTGAAAATAGTCAAGGAATTAAGAAGGTTGATTATAGCAAACTACCAATTCCACAAGACTTGCTCAAGTTTGCTAAAGGTGGTACATTCTCTAACGGTATTATCGATGCTCCAACGTTGTTTAACACTGCGTTAATGGGTGAGGCTGGACCAGAGGCTATTATGC